TAACTCAACATCTAACTCTACTGGAGATTTAGTATTATTAGGTGGTGCTGGTATTGCACAAGACGTTAATATTGGTGGATTATTAGATGTAGATGGCACATTCCGTGCTAATTCTACAAGTAGATTTGATGACACTATGGTCTTACAGGCTGCATCTAAATCAATGCAGATTAAGAATGGTAGTGGCACAACTAAAATTGAACTTCATACTACCTCAGGTAATGTTGATGTTGGCGGTATTATAACTTCAACTGGTGCTATTGATGCTAACAGTACTTTAAATGTTGCAGGTGACGTTCGTTTTGAAGATACAGATGAACCAACTGTTGCACAAAATAATAGCACTGGTCTTTATGATATTCAATCAAATGACTATGGTGCATTTAGATTCGATGGTGGTGGATATATTGAGGGTGATACCGTATTCAATAGTGACATTTATATTAATGGTGATCTTAACCAGAAAGATAGTGCGACTGAGAACTTTGGTCAAAGAAACTATCTGAACGTTCGATACAAACTTCGTGCAGGTTCTACTGTTCAATACACACCAAGTTACGCTACAGATAATACCGCTAACTTCAGAGTATTTGGTGGTGCAGGTATTGGAACATCTTTACACATTGGTGGAACTTCATCTGGTCAAGGTTTATTTGTTGGTAAGAAAAATTCTGGGGACTCAGTTAAGTTTAGTGTTTTAGGTTCTAGTGGTAATACAGATATTCAAGGAACTCTTGATGTTGCAGGTGCTTCTGAGTTCAATGGCACAGTTGATGTTGATGCAGACTTTGCAGTTAGGAATGGAACTACTGATAAGTTCTTTGTTGATAATGTAACTGGTAATACTGTAATTCAAGGATCATTAAATGTTAATGGTGTAACTGATATTGACGCAGATTTTGCAGTTAGAAATGGAACTACTGACAAATTCTTTGTCGATAACGTAACTGGTAATACTAATATTGAAGGAACGCTAACTGCTGATGGTCACACTGAATTAAATTCAACACTTAATGTTGATAGTAATACAACACTTGGTGGACAACTAACTGTCACAGGAGCAACTGAATTTAATAGCACAGTTGATGTTGATGCAAACTTTGCAGTCAGATCAGGTACAACTGATAAGATGACTGTTTCATCAACTGATGGATCAATTAATACATCTGGTTCTTTAACTGTTGCAGGTGAAACTCAAATCAATGATTCTTTAATTGTTGCAGCTGATAACGAAATTTTTGAAGTTAGAAATGCGGCTCAGACAACTAAGTTTCAAGTTGATAGTGATAACGGTAATACAACTGTTATCGGTACATTGACAGTTAATGATGCGACTCAAATTAATAATACATTAGGTGTTTCTAATGTCACTACAATTACTAGAAACACTCAGCAAACTCTGACTGGATCTTACGCTGCTGATGGTGCATTCCGTCTAACTGGTGGTGCTGCGATTGGTAAGAACCTTGCTATTGGTGAAGGTCTAAGAGTTTATGGAGGCACTACACTTAGCAGTGCATTAGACCTTAATAGTAGTGCTGATATCTCTGGTGCTTTAGTAACTCATGACAATGTTACTATCACTGCTGATAATAAAACATTTAAAATTCAAAATGGATCAGGTGCTGATAAGTTTGTAGTAGATACAGATAATGGCAACACTGAACTTCAAGGAACATTAACAGTTGTTGGAGATATCACAACTCAAGGTGATTATGTTGTTTCTGGAAATCTAACTGTTAATGGAACTACAACTACAGTTAATTCCACTGTAATGACAGTTGATGATCCTGTAATTACCGTTGGTGGAGACACTGCACCAGCATCTAATGATGGTAAAGATAAGGGTATTGAGTTTAGATATTATGATTCAGAAGCAAGAATAGGATTCTTTGGATATGATAAATCAGCGAATCAATTTGCTTTTCTTACAGGTGCAACTAATACCTCAGAAGTATTCTCAGGAACTGACGGTGCTCTAAGAGCTGGTTCCTTAAATCTTACTGGTTCTGGAACTGGACTTGATGTTGATGGTAATGCTAATATTGATGGAACATTAACAGTAGATGGACAGATTACATCTCAAGTATCATCAGGACCTGCTCTTGTTATTCCAACAACTGATAAGATTAATAATCTAAACGCAGACTTGTTAGATAGCATGACAACTGCGAGTGCAAACACTGCATCTACAGTTGTTAATAGAGATTCTAATGGAGACTTTGCTGCAAATCAAATTACTGCTGCTAGTGCTACTGGTGCAGGTGCAGGTTTCTTAGGAAACGCATCTACTGCTGATGCATGGAAGACTGCTAGAACATTCACTATTGATGGTGTTGTATCTGGTTCTGTATCTGTAGACGGTAGTTCTGCTCCAACAATTACAACAACATTTGTTGATTCTGACATAACTGCACTCGCTGCACAGGCTGGTACAGGATATGTTGTTCGCACAGGAACTGGAACTTATGCCCAAAGAACTCTCCAAGTCACCGCATCGTCTGGAATTACTCTTACTAATGCTGATGGTGTTTCTGGTAATACTACAATTAACGTTGCTAGTGCATCTTCTAGTGCTGCAAACAACCTCGTCTTAAGAGACGGATCTGGTAATTTTGCTGCAAATGACATTACTGCTGATCTAATAGGTAATCTTAAAGCAACAAATTCAACCGCAAAGAATCTAAATCCTCTTGCAGATTCTACCTATAGTTTAGGTACTAGTACTTTACAATGGGTGAATATCCATGCTGATGAAGCAAATATTGATACTGTCGTAGGTGATTTAACTGGAGACGTAACAGGTAATCTTAAAGCAACAACTTCAACTGCAAAGAATCTAAATCCTCTTCTTGATTCTACCTATAGTTTAGGAACTACTCTTATTAGATGGTCGAACGGTTATTTTGATGATATAAATGCAAGTGGAACTATCACAGGTGATTTATCTGGAGACGTATCAGGTAACCTTGTAGCAACAAATTCAACTGCAAAGAATCTAAATCCTGCTACAGATTCTCTCTATAGTTTAGGAACTACTCTTATTAGATGGGCAAATATCTATGCTGATGATATTACTGTCACTAATACTGTTACAGGTGATGTCAATGGTGATCTCTCAGGTAACCTTGTAGCAACAACCTCAACCGCAAAGAATCTAAATCCTGCTGCAGATTCTACCCATAATTTAGGTACTACTCTTATTAGATGGGCAAATATCTATGCTGATGATATAAATGCAAGTGGAACTATTACAGGTGATTTATCTGGAGACGTAACAGGTAACCTTTTAGCAACACAGACTAGCTCTAAATCTATAGCTCCTGCCCAAGATTCTTCCTATAATTTAGGTACTACCATTCTAAGATATGCAAATATCTATGCTGATGATATTACTGTCACTAATACTGTTAATGGAAATGTTAGTGGAGACGTAACAGGTAACCTTTTAGCAACACAAACTAATTCTAAATCTATAGTTCCTATTGATGATTCTTCTTATAATCTAGGAAGTAGTATTAAAAGATGGGCAAATATCTATGCTGATGATATTATTGCAGGTGGAACTATTACAGGAAATGTTAATGGCGACGTAACAGGTAACCTTCTAGCAACTACTACTAATTCTAAATCTATAGTTCCTGAGTCAGACTCAACTAGAAGTCTAGGAAGTAGTATTAAAAGATGGGCAAATATCTATGCTGATGACATATCTGCAGGTGGAACTATCACAGGTGATGTCAATGGTGATCTCACAGGTGACCTTCTCGCAACACAGACTAATGCAAAGAGCATAGTTCCTGATTCAGACTCAACTAGAAGTCTAGGAAGTAGTATTAAAAGATGGGCAAATATTTACGTTGATGATATTACTGTCACTAATGCTATTTCTGCTACTGTCAATGGAACTGCAACTCAAGCAGCAAATCTTAATAACCATGATACTGATGCTTTATCTGAAGGATCAACAAATCAATATTATACAGAAGCAAGAGTTCAAACAAAACTTGATCATGCATTTGAACAGTTAAGTGCGATGCTTAATAATCTTGCAACATCTACAACTCTTACACTTAATCTTTCTGGAGATCCTACACCAGGTGCTGTTGTTTCAACATCCGTTTCTAATGGTGGTGGAGGAGGATTCTCTAATGCTACTGCGGTTGCAACATCTGGTGGAACTGGATCTGGATTGACTGTTGACACAACCGTTGATAGTAATGGAAATATCACTGCTGCTGCAGTTAACGCAGGTGGTTCTGATTATCTAATCTCAGATACAGTTACAATTACGAACGCAAATGCAGGTAAAGCACTAACACTTAACTTAGCATCTATCGTTGGTGGAACTGGATATGTTACTGGAACTGGAATCGCAGTCACTGGAGGAAATGGATCTGGAATGACTGCTGATATTACAGCAAATGCTGGTGTCCTTACAAACATTATCATTAATGCTGGTGGAACTGGATTTACTGCTGGTGACACAGTAACTATTACAAATGCAAACGCAACTAATATTAAGACTTTAGGATCTATCGCGACTGCAGGTACTGGATACTCAGCATTGACAGCAGTCGCCACTTCTTCAAGTGGATCTGGAACTGGTGCAACCGTTGATCTTACTGTTGGTGCAAACGGTGCAGTTACAGCTGTTGCTCTTAACGCTGCAGGATCTGGATATGCTGCTGATGAAGTTCTAACTATCACAAATGCAAACGCAACTGGTGTTAATACTCTTGGTTCATTCAGCGATGCAGGTACAGGATATGCAAACGGAACTGCTATTACTACAACATCCTCTGGATCAGGAACTGGATTGACTCTTGATATCACAACTTCAAATGGTGTTGTAACAGGAGCAACAATTAATGACGATGGATCTGGATATGCAGCAGATGAAGTTATAACTATTGTTAATGCTAATGCTTCTGGAATTAAGACTGTAGGTAACTTTGGTGCAACTGATGCAGCAAGAACTCCTGGCACTTATACCTTAGGAACATCTGATTATTCTACTCAAGCGTCTGGTGCTAATGCAACATTCACCGTTGTGATTGGCACTGGTGGAACTGTTGATTCTGTTACCGTCACAGATGATGGATCTGGATTCATTGTCAATGAAACAGTCACTGTTCTAGATGCACAACTTGGTGGTGGCGGTGCTGCTGCTCTTACATTTGATGTAACAGCAATTCATGGAAATGGAGCACAACTTCCAGTATCCGCTATACATGGAAACAGTGCTACTATACCTGTTTCTGCAATTCATGGTAATGGTGCAACAGTTGATATCGCTACCGTTGCAACTAACGCAACATTAGCACTCTCTGACATCACAACAATGGAAATCGGAGCAACTGTCACAGGAGCAACCAGTGGAACTACTGGAACTATCACTGCTCTTGGAACTAATCAAATTACCGTTAATAATGTTGATGGATTCTTCAAAAAAGGAGAAACTGTCGCTGCTAATGATGTTTCTGCCTTGACTATTAATTCATTCAGTTAATAACAAATGTCTGCTACTAAACCAGCTTCTAAAACAGAACTAAAAGACTATGCTCTTCGTAGATTAGGATATCCTACGATAGACATTAACGTTGCTACAGAACAATTAGATGATCTAATTGAAGAAGCAATCGATTACTACCAAGAGTATCATTATAATGGTAGTTACAAAACCTTTATGAAGATAGAGGTTACAGACGCTATCAAGACTGCTGCAACAGGATTTACAACTGTATCAGGAACTCCTTGGTCTGAAATGGATAACTATGTTGATTTACCACCAGGTACTTTAGGTGTCAATCATGTGTATTCACAGATTGGTGCATCTAGCATTGTGCCAGGTAATATTTTCAATATTAAATATCAAATCTTTTTGAATGACATCTATGCTATGACGCATGGACACATTTTACATTACTTCTTAACTTCACAGTATCTTGAAACTCTTGATTGGGTTACAAACTCTCAAAGAGATCGTAGAGTTAGATTTAATGAACATCAAGGCAGATTATATCTTGATATGGATTGGGCAGACTTACAAGCAGGTGATTTTATCTTAGTTGAAATGTCACTAAGGCAAGATCCAACTACATATACTAACATGTTTAATGATAACTGGTTGAAAGATTACGTTGAAGCATTATTCATGCAGCAGTGGGGAAGAAATCTAAGTAAGTATGATGGCATACAAATGCTAGGTGGAGTAACCCTTAATGGTAGAAGAATTTTAGAAGATGCTAGTCAATTCAAGAAAGACCTTGAAGAGACACTTCGTACAACATATGAACTTCCTCCTTTAGACTTAGTGGGGTAATCACTAATGGCTATTTCTAACTCACCAGCACAAGATTATAATCAAAGTGATTATAGTAATAGTGCACGTTTACAAATAAACGGATCTGCACAAGAGCAGAAATTTTTTGAAAATTTATTAGTTGAAACTATTGAAATTTATGGGCAAGACATTTACTATGTTCCGAGAACGATTGTCAACCGTGATACAGTCCTTGGAGAAGACTCGGACGGAAAATTTGAGTCAGCGAAAGCTATCAGAGCATATGTCAATAATGTTGAAGGATGGGAAGGACAAGGTGAGTTACTTAGCAAATTTGGAGTCCGTATCGAAGACAAGACAACTTTTATATTCTCCCGTGAAAAATTTAAAGAAAAAGTTGACGACCTTGAAGTCCTTAATGTCGAGGGACGACCAAACGAAGGAGATTTAATTTGGTTTCCCGTAACAAAGCATTTATTTGAAATTAAATTTGTAGAAGCAGAAAGACCATTTTATCAATTAGGTAAAGGATATGTTTGGGAATGTCAATGCGAACTCTTTGAATACAGCGATGAAGATATCGACACTGGAATCGCAGAGATCGATGCAGTCGAAACTGCATTTGCTAATGCTATTACAGTTAACTTTGCTCTTGGAGGCTCTGGTGATTTCACAGTTGGTGAAATCGTTGCAGGTGGAACATCTAATGTAACTGCAGAGGTTAAGGCATGGGATTCTTCAAATAGACAGTTACAGGTATTCAATAGGAGTGGCATCTTCAGCGTCCCTGAGACGGTCACAGGACAGACTTCTGGTGCTGCTTGGACATCTGCATCCTATAATACCCTAAATAACGTTAATACTGCTAATACTATCGATCAGAACTACGACTTTGAGACTCTGGATGACGATATTATTGATTTCACTGAAGCAAATCCATTTGGCACTATTGGTTCAACTACTGACGATACAATCTAATGTTAGGTACTTACGCATATCACGAAATTTTTAGGAAGACAATCGTTGCTTTCGGAACGTTGTTTAACAATATTGAGCTTCGTCGTAATGATGAAGTGATGAAGGTTCCACTTGCATATGGTCCTAAACAAAAATTCTTAGCAAGACTTGATGCTGTTCCCGATCCAACTAATAAAAGGGTTCAGATTACTTTACCTAGAATTGGTTTTGAGATTGTAGGTATTACATATGATCCAACTAGAAAAGTTGCTCCTACTCAAAAAATTAAGATTCCAAAATCATCAACTAAGAACTCTAATGTATTCATGCCAGTTCCTTACAATATTGATTTTGAACTAGCAATTATTTCTAAAAACCAAGAAGATGGTTTACAAATTTTAGAACAGATATTACCATTCTTTCAACCTCATTATAATCTAGCAGTCAAATTATTACCTTCAATGAATGAGACAAAGGATGTTCCAGTTGTCTTACAATCTATTGATTATGAAGATAGTTATGAAGGAGATTTTGCTACAAGAAGAGCAATCATATACACTCTAAGATTTTCTACAAAAACTTTCCTATACGGTCCTGTTACAGAGCAGAAAGTTATCAGAAAGGCAATTACAGATATCTACGCAGATACAAATACTTCTACAGCACCAAGAAATATTCGTTACCAAGCAACTCCAAAATCACTTGTTGATAGAGATGGTGTTGTATTAACTACATTATCTAATCTAATTGATGACAATGATAGATTAATTACTGTTGCTAGTGCAGCAGGTATTAGTCAGTATCAGGAAATTCAAATTGGATCTGAGGTAATGCATGTTACTAATATAAGTGGTAATGATCTTACAGTAACTAGAGGATATAATAGCACTACTGCTGCTGCAGCTGCTGCAGGTGCAAATGTATTCTTAATCGATAGTGCAGATGATAACCTAATGGATTCTGATGATGACTTTGGATTTGGTGAATTATATTCCGAGTTCACAGATCAAAAGAAACGTAATCCTGTAAGTGGTAATGATGAGGCAATCTAATGACAAATCCTTTCGACGGTTTGAATGATGCTTTTGGTACTGAACCTTCAGAACTCCAAAAACATGTTGAAAAAGTAAAACCTGTTTTGAAAAAAACAGATAATGAAGATGTTCAACAAGACTATGAAGTCTCTCGTGCTTCATTGCATAGTCTAGTGATGAAAGGACAAGAAGCAGTGGATGGTATATTAGAAGTAGCACAAGCATCTGATCATCCTCGTGCATATGAAGTCGCAGGTCAACTTATTAAAAACGTAGCAGATACTGCTGATAAGTTAATAGATCTGCAGAAAAAAATGAAAGAATTGGATTCGGAAGATAAGAAAAACACACCCTCTACAGTTAATAATACTATGTTTATTGGTAGCACTGCAGAGTTACAAAAAATGTTGAAGAAACAAAAAGAGATAAATAAAGAGGACAAGAAATAACTAGACACGACAATGCCTGTTTTAAAAGTATTAAGCACTAATACTATATCTGGATCAGCAACAGAATACCAAGTAGTGCAAACAGGATACTATAGAGTTGTTGCAACTGCAGGAGCATCTACAGTATCATTTAATGGCGGACCTGCTATTACACTCGTTCAGAACGAAGCAATCCTCCTTAAGTCAGGAGCAAAACCTGGTCAAGCAACTATTGTAAAAGCAACAAATGCGAACCCTGTAGTATACACTTTAGGTTCTCATTTAGGAGAAAGAAGAGATACACACCCATTCACAGCAAATGATTTTATTGCTGTTGAAGACAATGGCACAAGTCCCGCTATCAACTCTGGTTTCTTATCAGCAGGTACAGCAGGTAAGAAAGTAGCATCTGCAACAGGTAATACTATTACATCTGATATTGATGGTTCTGGTGTTGGTGCAGCATATACTTATGCTTATGCTAACCCCCAAGCAGTTGTAAAACGTGCTGTAAAAATCACAGCAGGTTCTGCTGCAATCATCGTTGAAGAAGTTCAAGTTGTTGGTGGATAATGCTAAACGAACGGAAAAAATCTTTAGGTAGAGAGAAACCTCAAGGTTTTGGATCTCCTCAACTTGGTCCTGTTAATCAAGAAGCAGAGAGAATTATCCGTGGCATGAAGAATCAAAATGCACATAGATTTAAACGTCTATATGGCAAACGTGACAAGGAAGTCATGACACTTACCGCTAATAAATTAGCACTCAAAGATCAATTAAAGGTTATGTATTACAAAGATTTTATTGATTTAGTTGAAGGTAATCCTACTGCTAGGATGCTTTCTAAATCCAAGAAAAACGTAACTGGTCATATCTCTGCAGACAGAGGTGATGACGAGAAAAAGAATCGTGAATCTCGTAAGGGTTTAGAAAAAGATCTAAAGAAAAAAGGTATCGGATACAAAAAAGGAGTTGGTGAATATAAATATTCATCAGGTGAAGGAACTGGTCGTGAAGTCTCTTATCAAACCTCAAAACCCGATAAAATGTCCAAGCGTCGTTTCGGCAAGGTCATGCGTCGCCTTGGCAGAAAACACGGTCAAGAGTCTGTCATTACAAAAGATAAGGACAAACCTGCAAAACTCCATACCACTGAAAAGGGAAGTAAAGATAAATCCTTCTCTCTCGGTAAATCCAGAGCAGGTTCACACCCTACGGGTGCTGGCTCAACTTCGGGTAGTAAAGTCAGAAGTGGCAAGCTACCAAAGAAGACTACAAAACCATCATACCACTATAACTAATGGCAGTTAAGTGTCCCCCTAATGAGAAACGCTACTGCAGACTCTGTAAGAAAAAAGAGACTCGCGGTCAGTGTGCCTATGGTCCTCGAATGTGGGGTAGGTATTCTGTAAAGGATGCCTCTGAGACTGAGCAGAAACAAGCTGCAGAAGAATCAGGTATCACTAATGGTAATGGAAATGGTGGAAATGGTAATGGTGGTAACGGTGGCGGGTTAGGAGAAGAGTGGAAACTCGAAGAGATGATGACTAAATCACAAATCAAAAAACGAGATGAGATTGCAGATTCTATGAGCACTAGAGAATTTAACAAACGTTATGGCAAAGATCGTGGAAAGAATGTCAAGTACGCGACTGCTACTAAACTTGCTATGAAGGAGGAATCCAATGAAATTGTCGAGAAAAACAAAAGCGGTGATAGTTCTCTCCACGACTGGTTTTCTAAGAGTAAGTCTTCTGATGGGAAGCCTGGTTGGGTGCAACTCGGTGGTAAATATGCAGGAAAACCCTGTGCCAAACAACCTGGACAAACAACAAAACCCAAGTGTGGTTCCAGTAAAATGAAAAGAAACCTAAATAAGAAGGAAGAGGATGCTGCCTTCCGTCGCAAGAACAGACAAGATCCTAATCCCGATAGAAAAGGAAAAGCAATCAACGTGAAAACAGAATCTACAGAAATCCAGACAGAAGGCAAAAAAGACGCTTGTTATCACAAGGTCAAGTCTCGTTATTCAGTTTGGCCAAGTGCTTATGCAAGCGGTGCACTTGTCAAATGCCGAAAAGTTGGTGCAGCAAATTGGGGAAATAAATCTAAAAAAGAAGAATTTGAAGGTAAAAAATCTTTCCAAGAGTTTCAAGCAGAAGGAAAGAAGTGTTGGAAAGGATATGAAAAGAAAGGAACCCAAACCTTATTCGGCAAAACGTACAACCGTTGCGTAAAGAAGGAAGAACATGAACTCGAAGAAGGAGCAGCATGGACAAAAAAATCAGGAAAAAACCAGTCAGGAGGACTTAACGAAAAAGGCAGAAAAAGTTACGAACGCGAAAATCCTGGATCTGACCTTAAAGCACCTAGCAAGAAGGTTGGAAACCCCCGTAGGGCATCGTTCTGTGCAAGAATGAAAGGGATGAAAAAGAAACTAACTTCTAAGAAGACTGCTAGTGATCCTGATTCAAGAATTAATAAAAGCTTGCGAGCTTGGAACTGTTAATATATAATAGAACTTATCTA